TATCAAACGCACGGTCGGGCGCAATCTCACCCGACTGCACCGTCGCCCACCGCCGGTCCTCTGGCTCCCACGCCATACAGACCGCCCAGAAGGCGTCGCCGTCCATAAACTTCAGATGTAAGCCGGCGTGGATGGCCCGGAGCCGCCGCGAGGTTTCCGGCGACGGCTCGGGCCGGCCGGTGCTGTTGAGCAGCACCGCCACGTCTTACTCCAGCACCAACAGTTCCGCCACGAACACCAGCCCCGCGGGCTGGGTGTCAATGGCCGCGCTGTTGCTGACCACATGGATCTCCAGCGCATCGCCGGTATCCAGCGTCAGGTCAGCCTCGGACACGGTGCTGAGATAGGGAATCGACGACTCCTCCCGGGTCACCAGCGTCTCAAGGTCCAGATTCGCCGTCAGCGTCACAGCCGAATCAGCCGAGGCGTCATACTTGCGGAGCGTCGCCACAATCGTGCCATCCGCATCCGCCGGCACCGTCACGGCCGTCGCCCCGAAGCGCGACACCTGGCACCGCCGACCCGCCGTCCCGCCAAGCCGGAAAATGGTGGTCGCGTTCGCCGTCAACGGCGAGGCGCCACCCAGAAAGTTCGCGCCGCCAATCTGGCCGGTCCGAACCTGCACAGGCATCACCCCGAACCGCCCCGGCTTCGGCGCAAAGATATTGCTCATGAAAAGTCCTCAGGTTGGGGTGGGAGCCGAAGCCCCCACCCCGTCCCAGTGAAGGTTAGACGTGGGTGTAGCGAGCGGTGTCGGTGTACCCCGTGATCGAGCCATGCGCGTTCCGCGCGAGGCAGGCGAGGTTGCCGTACCAGCCGTAAGTCGTCTCGAAGGCGTCACGCCCCGAGAGCCAACGCCACGGGCCCGCGCCCTCGAACTCGACGAAGCCCCAATCCTTCGCATCCACCCACGACAGCGAGGGGATGTGGAGGAGGTAGATGGTGCCGGCCGGGACGTAGTAGTCCTGGACGAGCGGCACGCCGCAGACCTCAAGGGCCTTGTAGCCACCCTTGATCGTCGTGGCGAACTCACCCGCGGTGAACCGGCGCTGCCCGACCATCGACTCCATGAGCTTCTTGGCGAGGCCCGGGGTCGTCATGAGCAGGAAGTCCTTCGGACGCACCATCGCGTCCTTGCCGCTGCGGCCGGAGATCTTCTGGATAAGGTCCCAGATGTCCGACTCGGTCGGCTGGTTCGCATCCGGCGTATCCGTGCCGGCCACGAGACGGGTCGCGTCCCAGATGCCGTAGGTGGAGGCCGAGATGTTGTGGAGCGAGGCGTACGACCCACCACGGTTCGTGATGTTGATGAGGCCGTTCATCGCGCTATTGAACGAGGTGTCAGAGGCGGTCGCCTTGACAATCTTGTCCGTCGCGGCCATACCGGAGATAGCCGTGCCAAGCGTCAGCGTGGCATTGTCGCCGCTGTTGCTGATGGCCGTGATAGCCGAGCGGCCGAGCACCGCGTCCGACGCCGAGGTGTCGAGGACCGCGATGTAGTCGCCCACGGAGAGGAGGAGCGAACCCTGGCCCGCGCCGCTCACGCCGTAGGGGGACGACACGATGATGCTCGTGGTGGACGACACGGTGCCGATGAGGGCGACGACGCCGTCCGCCTTGTTGTGGAGCGCCTGCTGCATGAGCAGGGTGGACGCCTCCTTGATCTCCTCCATCGTCTTCTTGGCGATGGTGGTAAACGCGGCATCCTTGGACTGCGTGCCGACGAAGGCGAGGCCGTCAATCTGGCGCGTGGTGTACGCGCGGACGACGCCGACGTTCGCCTGCACTTCGGTCGCGGTGGTGTCAGGCGGGAAGTACCCGGCCGACGAGAACGTCGCGCCCGCCGGACGGCCGGTCACGACATCGAAAAACACGTTGTTACCGCCCCAACGCATGTTGCGGGGGCCGCCCGCCCGGCCCTTCTCCAGCTGGGCAAGAAGCGGGGTGACGAGGTTCTGGACCTTCTCGCGGAACTGGCTGTAGACGTTCTTCAGGAGGCCAGTGAGTTCCGCATCCGTGATAACGGTAGGATTCGGCATGAGAGTGTGTGTGTTGAACTAAGGGTTAACGGATGGACGCGAGAATCTCCGACATCGCGGAGTCGAGCGCGTCATCGACGGTCGCCGGCTTGGCGGCCTTGGGTTTCGCAGGGGTGTTGCTCGCCGCACGACCCACGGGCTTGGTGGCCTGCCCCACCGCCCGCTTGGCTTTCTGTGCCTCGACTTGCGCCTTGGCGACCGCGGCCTGCGCTTCCTTGACCTGCGAGGAAGGGGCAGACTCACTACGCCGGGCATGCTGCATCTGGGCCCAAACCGCCAGGTCCTGCACGATGTACTGCCGAGCGGCGTCGAACTGTGACGCGGGGAGATAGGTCTGCCCGTTCGGGGCGACCGCCGCGTGCAGTTGCATAGCATACGCCATCCGCTCTTCCAGCTCCTGCGGGGACACGGAGGGGAGCGCCTCTGCGATCAGCTGGATCGCCGGTTGCACCTCACCCGTGTAGAACTGCTGTCCTGCCTCCGTGATGCGCTGCATCTCCGTCTGCACCCGAAGGTCCTTCACCTGCTGCTCGGCCCGCTGGGCTCGCCGCTCTGGCGAATTTTCCTGCGAGAAGGCGTCCCGCACGGCCAAGAAGTAGTCTTCGTCAGTCAGGAGCCGCTCCAGCTGCGCCTCCCGCTCCTCGATGAGCTGCGCCAGCTCCTCCCGCTCAGACTTGAGCGAGACGGCTTCCCGCTCCGTCTGCTGGAGCTTCTGCTCGCGCTCCTCGTTGTACACACCGAACTGGGCGAGCTTGACCACCTTGTCCAAGCGGTCCTGCCGCACCTTGCCGTTCGCCTTGTACTCCACGATGAGGTCCGGCACCTCGACCTCACCCTCGGCGTCTCGGAGCGTGAACTCCGTCGCCAGCCCCTCGGTGACCGTCGGGACCGCGACATAGCCACCGGGTAACTCCAGCGCCTCGTCGGCCGTCTCCTCCGTCGTCTCCTCAGGGGTGTCCTCGGCGCCCTCCGTGACCTCGTCGGTCAATTCGGGCGCTTCGGGGGCCTCCGCCTCGGGGGCCTTGGCAGTCTTCGGGTCCTGCGTGTCAGCGGGAGCGGGCGCGGCGGGCGTGGGGGTGGCGCTCACGGTGGTGTCCGCGAGGGCCGCCGACGCGGCGTCGGCTAGTGCTTGCTGAATGTCCATCGGTCCAGCTCCTAGAATTGGCGCGACAGGGTGTCGAACTGGCCCGCCAACGTCTGATCCGGCGACTGGCCCATCTGGGCCTCCTGCAAGGCCCCAAGGGCCCCAATCGGCGGATTATTGCTGGCCAGCGGCAGCTGTCCCGCGGGGAAGGAGGGCGCACCGGCCGATTGGCCGGGGCCAGCCGGGGGTGCGCCGCCTGCTGGCGGAGCCATTGCCCCCTGCTTCTGTGCGGCCTGGTTCGCCAAGGCCGTCCACCGCTCCTGCGCGGCGGCAATAATCGCCGGGTCAAGGTCATCCTGCAAGAGGATTTCCCGCTCCAGCACATCCTGATGGATCGCTTCGTTGTCCTGCCACCGGAGTTCGGGGACCATCGCGCCCATCCGGATGGCGTCCGCCACCCGCTTGGCCCGCGCTTCCTGGTCCTCGTCAGGGCTGGACATATCCCGCGCCACGGCAAACATCTGCCGGCGCCGGTATTCCTTGATATCGATGATGCCGGACTGAAGCCAGTTGTCCAGCAGGTAGAGCCGGAAGGCCATCGGCATCGGCATCAACGTCGCGGGCTCCACCCGGACATCCGACTGCCCGTCGAGGTCCGTGGACGACACCGCCCGGGCGAGGTCCGGCCGGCCCTTGCCAACCGCCCCGAGCGCCCGCGGGACATCGTAGCCCCACGCCATCCCCGCCATCGCCACCTTGCACCAGTCCGTAAACGCCTGCGCCAGCGCGTTGACCGCGGGGCTGAAGACCCGCTCCAGCTGCTCGCGGCTGGCGATGATGGCGCGGCCCGATTCCCCGGTGACCTGCCCGCGGCTGACCGCGTTCCAGCCCGAGGCGTCCTCGAAGGCCGTCTTCTCCAGCGCCAACGCCTCCTTCACATCCTGCCCGACCGAGAAACCCTGCACCGGCTGAATGGAGTCCGACATCGGCCCCGCGCCCCGAATCTCAATCATCGAGGTCACGCCACCCATGAACGTCTCGGTGGCGATGGCATTGGGACGCGTCAGGAACCGACCGCCGGCGTTCACGCGGATGTTCTCGACCCACTTGGACAGCAGGGCGTTCACGCGCATCTGGTGGTCCAGCCACTGCTCGACCACCGGGCGCGGGTAGTACGACGGATCGCTGGAGCCGTCCCGGACCGCGACAATCGGGATGGCGTTCCAGAGGAGGGGCGACGGGCCAAAGACCACCGTGTCGCCCACAATGATGAGGTGCAGGCCCTCGGGGAGCGCATCCGGATGGGGGGCAACGTAGATCGTGAACCGCTCGGTCACGTCCTCGTCCCGCATCCGCTGGCCTTCCCCAATGGTCGTCTGCGTCAGGACCCACGCCCCGATGCCCTCCGACCCGCTATAGGTCGGCGCGTTGCCCGTCGAGAGGGTCGTATCCGCCGCCTCCAGCCCCGTCACGCCGTAGCGGAACGCGGCCTCGGCCTTCGTGATGACCTCGCGGATGACCACCCAGTGCGGGGCCTGCGACACCGTCGCGTTGGGCGACACCCGGACCTGCTCGACCCGGAGCGTCTGGCACCCCAAGTCGCCCAGCGGCTTCTTCTGCCCAGGGACCTGCCCCAGCCGCTCGTCCCACGGGCCCTTGTCCGGGTCCCAGAACAGGTGCCAGAAGCTCACGCCGTCCGTCTGCGCCCAGAACGCCGCCTCCCGCGCCAACCGGGGCATCAGCATCTGCTCGTACTGATACTCCAGCGCCAGCTGCTGGGCCTGCGCCTTGCGCTTATCGTCCGGGTCCTGCGTCGTCGGCGTCACCGAGAAGCCCGGCTTCTGGTCCATCAGGATCTGCAAGCGCTGGTCGAGCGCCTTGTCGATCATGTTGTAGACCACCCGCGCCGCATCCCGCGGACGGGCCGGCTCACGCCAGGGCCCCAGCCCGTTAGCCGAAATCCACTGTTGCCCCGCCCGGAACAGGCGGTTCCGCTCCACCAAGTGCAGGTGCATCTGCACGGCCTCGCGCCGGGACTCCCAGAGCCCTCGGCCCCACGAGGCCCACGCGGCCATATCCTCGGCCGTATTTGGGTCCGCCCCGGGGTAATCCGCCCCGTACAGCGCCCGCTGAAGGGCCGCGATGTCTTCCTCGACCGTCGCCCCGGTGTCCTCCGGGGGGTTCGGCGCGACCTCGTCGTTCGGCGTGGCGGGATCGTTGGAGAACCCCTCCATCGCCCGCACGGCGGCATCGTCCAGCAACGACTCGATAAACGGACTCGTCATTTACGCGATTCTCCCGACGCCGAAGGCGCTTCTGACCCGATTCCAGTCCCGGAGATCCTCATACCGCTCCCGGATGGACCGGAGGACCTCTTCCTGCGCCCACGGTTCCCGCTCCTGGTTCGCTACCGCCACCAAGTCCTCCGGAATCTCCACCGGCGGGGGCGGCAGTACCGACGGGGCCGCCGCGGGCTTGAACTCCCGAAGCACCGCCGCCGCCGTATACACAAAATACACGGCCACTCCAGCCCAGAGGAGATGGATCACGAGGCTCATTCCGTCACCTCGTCCGGCTCACTCACCAACTTGAGGCCCAGCCGGTCCAGCGCCACGAACGGTGGCTCCTCGGTGATGTCCTCATCCACCAGCCCCGCCGCCAGCGCGTCCACGATGTCCGTGGTCACATAGCCCGACGAGATGTAGTCCGTCGCCGGGAGGAGGCCGGTCGGGGAGCAGGCGGTCGTGAACATCCCCTCGCC